CAGTACTAGTAACTATAGGGCTGTGCTCAATACATTCCAGGCACTAGTAGACGATGTTTCTAGAAAAGATTTCATTATAATCGCAGATCCTATTATTAACATCTTTATACAAGGCGGCACATTTAAAAATATTAATAAGGAAAGTGCAACTATTAGTAAGGATATCTATTATCCGCTCAGGAATCTATATGCTTCATATAATACGAGCTATATTACTACATATGCAACCTGTGTAAAGGTAAGCGACCCGTCGTCCGGTATGTTTACGTGGGTGCCGTTCTCTGGTTATGCTGCGAGTATTATGGCAAATACGGACGCCAACTTCCAACCGTGGTATGCTCCTGCCGGGTTTACCCGAGGGATTGTAGGTAATGCACTCGATATTGCGATATACCCGAGACAGAAGGATCGTGATACTTTATACAAGAGTTCCTTTAACCCGGTTGCATTCTTTCCGAACGAAGGATTCGTTATATACGGTCAAAAGACACTACTCAAGAAGCCGTCTGCGTTCGATAGAATTAATGTTCGTAGATTGTTTATTGCACTAGAAAAGGTCACGAAAGAAACTCTCAAATTCTTCGTATTTGAACCAAACACCCTACTTACCAGGACTCGGGTTATTAATACTTTAACGCCAATCTTCGAAAATGCTAAGAATACCGAAGGCGTTTATGATTACTTGATCATCTGCGATGAGAGAAATAATACCCCTGATATAATCGACGCTAATGAATTGGTAGTCGATATTTACCTTAAGCCGGTTAGAACTGCAGAGTTTATTCTCTGTAACTTCTATGCAACTAGAACCAGCGTTGACTTTCAAGAGATAGTTGGTTAGTTATTCTATTTTAATATAAAAATCTGCAATCTAATTCCTAAGAAGATTAGCTGCTAGCTATAAATAATTACATGGCTGACGTAAAACAATCAATCACAGATTTCTACCGAGTAGCGCAGAATCGCGACTTTGCGCGCGATTTTAACTTTAGACTACTCTCAATCGACACAGGCGGCGCAACTTCTGCAACATATGATGAGGATGATTTAGTATATCTAAAGTCAGCTACTTTACCTGCGCGTGACATTACAAACGTAGCAATACCGTACATGGGATTAACGTTTAACGTACCAGGTGGTGCTACTTACCCAGGCAGCGCCGCTTATTCTCTTAAATTTTATGCTGACTCTCAGTCCAAGATTCGGCAGAAGTTTGAGCAATGGACGCGTGACGTTTTTGATGATGCAAACAGCACCGGTAATTACTTTACTCCGCGCGCAACGTCAACTATTAACATGGTTCAGCTAGACAATCAGCTTACGAAAATCGCACAATATAAATTAGTTGGTGTTAGTATTATTACCTGTGGCCCACTTGCTTATGATATGACCGGTGGGGGTAGCGCGATAGAGTTCGATGCAACCGTGTCTTACCACTATTGGACACGTAGTTAGTATTAAAACCGTACACAAAAAAGCCTGCTATGCAAATAGCAGGCTTTTTTTATAAGTAATGTTATAATGAACGACCCGTTTACTAGTGCGATTAGGTCGATCGGACAAAATATAAGTAAGATTGCAGGCGGCGAAAATCCTCTATTTGCGCCGCAGCTTGCTAATTTATTCGGCTTCAATCTCCCCGGTGTACCTATCGTAAGTGCACGAGATTACTTTCTAACGCAAATGGAGTCTTGGAATACTTCTATTCCTATTAATACGCAGTGGATAGTAATAATAGATAAGTATCCAAAATGTATTAATACAGCTATTTTACAGGGTCTAGAGCGAGTTGACGGCGATAAGAAGGGATTTGATATTAACCGCGCGGTGAGTATCCTAACATCATACCCCCTTCAAAACATAACAGGATGCATCTTCGCGCAGGGGGTAGATATACCGGCTGATAGCTTAACTGTTGGTTCGGTTAACATACAAAACCATGCAGGCTATACTCCTGCTCCGATAGCAGGTGATCGAGTATACCCTAATCAGCTCACCATGCAGTTTCTAGAAACTAATACCTCCTTTACCGATTTTGTACTTAGACCGTGGGTAATAGCAGCATCACATTTTGGGTTTGTTGCACGGGATCCTGATAACCGTAGTGAATCAATTAAGAATGTAAAAGCGAACGTAACTATCTTACAATTTACTCGTACCTTTCGAGGCATTGCAATGATACCTCGAAAGATATGGAGATTTTATAATTGCTGCCCGATTGAGATAGGTAGTCGTAGTATGGGGTATGATGATGCATCAACATTAACTGAGGGGCGCGGATTAATGTCTACTAAGTGGGTATACTCACACTATACATTAGAAACAAATTTCTACTTTCCTCTAGTAAGCATAATAGATAGAATTTCTAAAGGCACCCTACCAAGTATACTAGCCCCTCTCAGCAAAAACCTCGATATTAGAGGAATATTTTAAGATGCTGCCTGCGCAGGTGCAGGCATTTGAGTAGCAACCTGTGCCTGTGCTGGAGATTGGATAGGAGTCTGAGGAGGAGTCGGCATAGGAGGTACCGATTCCCCTGTAAATGCTTGTAAAGCGGATTTTATTTTTCCCACGTACGGCCGGAGTTTTTCATTTTTACTAGCTTGGTCGAGAGCTCCGTCTATGAGAACTTTGTTAGATTTAATAGCCTGTTGTATTTTGGTTATCTTAGGACTTACTGTTACAACAGCCCGCCTGCCTTTAATAATACCTTTAGCTGCTACTCTACCGGTAGCTCCCAGAGGTTTAACTGTCTTAGCTGCTTTTGCAAGATAAATTGCAAGCCTGCCACCTTTACCGACAGCATCGCCTACTACAGGTATCATCGAAATTAACGATAAAGCTGCATTTAGATATTCGCCCTCTGTTGCATACCATATTGCGTTAGTAAGATCAAAGGCTGCTCCAGCACCGAATCCAGCATCTGCTACGACTCCACCTACATCCAATGCAATGTGGCCTGCTGTGTTGAGGATGCCTTCGTTTGCAGTTGAGTAAGCCTCCCAGATAAGTTGACTATCACTATTCATATGTGTATATATTTATACTAATGTATGAAGTTTTATAGTGAGGTAACACTACCAGAGAGTAAGACTACAGCTAAGGTCAGACAGTTTACGTTTGCAGATTATATCACGGCTAATAAGTTTATACAGAATGGAGTAAACGCCCATATACAAGATTGTTATATAGAACTAGCTGCAAAGTATTCTAATAGTCTTAATCTTGCAGGCTTAGATGCTCTCGTAGTTCTTATTTTTATGAGAGTACTGTCAGTGGGAGGCACCCTCAAGCTTACTTCAGGTAACACTGTAACTGAGATAGATTTATATGGATTGTTGCAGTCATTGTCTACTCTAAATGTAACTCCTCAAGTAATAGTAATATCTGATAATATTAGTATTATTATTAAAACCCCTGCTAAATTTATTGATATTAATAAAGAGGATTTTATACACGCTATCATTATTGACGGTATTAGTCGTACTCTTCTTCCAGACGAAAGATGTCAGCTATATAATAGCCTGCCAGCTAATACTAACGAGCTAGTCGCTCAGTATATTACCGTGATAGAGGAAGAGTTGAGTAAAATACAATTTAGTATAGCTGGCACTAAGATTGAATGCAGCTATATGGGTGGTTCTCTGTTCGAGTTAGTTAAGGTATTATATACTGCAAACATTATTAATTGCTTTAAGAAGGTCGTTAATATCTCCAATAGCTTGGAGGTGGATACGAGCTATATCGTAGATCTACCGCCTGCAGAGGTTGATATGTTCAGTAGCTTTGTCGAAGAGCAGCGTAGTGCTAATCAAGAGCCTCAGTCGAGTATACCGATTCGACCTGCTTGATTTAACCGATTTATATTAATAAGTAAAAACAAATGAACGATTTTAATCAAATTTTAACGTCTGTTAAGGCCATTACTGACAATCAACGAACAGAGTTGTTTGTACCCTCTGCTAATGTTTCTGTAGTCTTTAAATCCCTTACTGCTAAACAACAGAAAGACTTAATAAAGACAGCAGCAGATAATAAACTGAATATGGTATCGCTTCTTGATACTATTAATAGCATCCTGCTTACTAATAGTATCACTAAGTGTGAGTTTCTAGTCTCTGATAGAAACTATATTATTGCTCAACTACGTGCGGCTACTATATCCCCTACGTATATATATAAAGAAAAGACGTATAACCTTCTCCAACTAGCAAAAAATAGAGTAATTATTGCTGATTCGTTAAAACAGCAAACAATTGAAACTACAGATTTAACTGTATATTGTAAGATACCTAACCTTCAACTAGACACAGTATACAACACAGTTCTACTCAAATCAGCAGATGATACTAAAAAATCGTCAGATTTACTTGGTGAACTGTTTATCTATGAAGTATTAAAGTATGTACAAAAAATACACAGCCCTGCTTTGGGTGTAGATATTATTATGTCAGATCTCGCTGTTAAGCAGCAGTTTCAACTCTTAGAGAGTTTGCCTGCTAGTTTGTACAATAAAATTGTTGAATATATTAATAAAGTCAAGGAATTTGAAGCAACTCTACTGAAAATTGACGACGATACTATCGAAATCGACATTAATCAGGGGTTCTTTACTACATAGTCCGTGTCACTATTAAATAATAGTGATGAATGATGCAGTAGTAGCAAGGTTAGACAAAGTAATACAGCTCCTTTCAAAGCTGCCTAGCTCTGAAGCGGAGCCTCAGCGGAAAAAACTATCTGATGACAGTAAAGAGCAATTTGCTGAGACAAAGCCAAAAGAGCCGCGCGAAATCGTCAAGAAAGTAACATCGGTTCGGATAGAGAGCTACAGTAATGAAGGTAAAAAATTCTTGAGCGACCTCTCCAATAAGGCCTCTAGTACAAAGACAGATAAAGCGGTAGCTGAAAAAAAGGAAGATGGAGGCAGTTTCTTTGGCAAGCTTTTAAAAATTCTGGGAGGCATTGCTATTGGCGCAGTATTATTAAAGTTTCTCTTACCTTTTATAAAGGATAAGGTATTCCCGTTTCTAATTGATATGTTTAAGACGGTTACTGGGTTTATAACCAAGTATATTACCCCTCTCCTCGGACCTGCACTGAAAAGTATAGTTAAATTTCTTACTAAAACACTACCTGACGTAGTCGGAAAGTTTTTTAAGTCTGCAGTTGATTTTTTTAAAGGCGTTTGGAAATCTATAGTAGATAATTGGCCTGAGTGGAAAGAGAAAATACTTAAGATCTGGGATGGATTAGTTGATTTCTTTAAAGGCGTTTGGAAATCTATAACGGATAACTGGCCTAAGTGGAAAGAGAAGATACTTAAGATCTGGGATGGACTAGTTGATTTCTTTGAGGGTTTATGGGAAAGTATCAGAACAAATTGGTATATGTTGTGGGAGCCGAAGTTACGCGCGCTATGGAATGATACATTAGTTCCCTTTTTTGAAGGCGTTTGGAAATCCATAACGGATAACTGGCCTAAGTGGAAAGAGAAGATACTTAAGATCTGGGGTGGCTTAGTTTGTTTTTTTAAAGGCGTTTGGAAATCTATAACGGATAACTGGCCTGAGTGGAAGACAAATATACTTAAGATCTGGGGTGGTTTAGTTTGTTTTTTTAAGGGGTTATGGTATAGTATACAAGAAGAGTGGGAGTATATATGGGAGCCGCAGTTACGCGCGCTATGGGAGGATACATTAGTTCCCTTTTTTGAAGGCGTTTGGAAATCCATAAAAGAAACCTGGAAAAAAGATATTGAACCAAAGCTTGTCGAGTTTTGGAAGAACAATGCAGTACCGTTTTTTGAGCGTATATGGAAAGAGTATGTAGTTGAACCTATAAAAAATGCTTTTGAAAAAAAGAAACTACAATTCGAAGCAATGATTGGGGATATCTATATATCCTTTATAGAGTCACTTGAAGATCTTGCAAAGGGTATTGTGAGAAGCGTGATACCCAAGTTTCTTCGTGAAAAATTAAAATTAGGAGTAGAGAGAGCCGATGGTGAGGACCAGGCTGAGGCAGATAAAAATATGAAGCGTCTGGAGGGTATACTTGCTGCCCGTGAGGCTAAAAAGCTTGAGGATCAAAAGCTTGTCCCCAGCCCTCAGCCGACAGATACCGTAAATGACTTTATAAGTAGACCGGGTCAGCCTACACAGCGGTTTGATAGTACTGATGATGTATTAGGTTATAAGTCTGATGGACCGATCAATTTTGTATCGAAGGAGTCTCTTGCTCTACAGAAAACATCTGTTACTCAGAATACAAGGATCATAGAACTACTTGTCGGTACCAACAAATTACTAGTTGAGCTAGGTTGTAGTGCTATGCAGAAACCTAGCAATACTACAATAGTTAATGCACCTAAGACTACATCGCTATCGTATAGTACATCTCCTCTACAGTCTCTTTTTAGACAGGGCGTAGGATAATAAATAACTATATGGCCTCAAATCTATGGCAATTTGCGTTTGAAAGAAGTTCGTCAAAGTTTACACTGCCCACGATAACTTCGCCAAACAGTAATACCTATCAAAATATAGGTCAGTTCGCCGGCTCCGGCGGTGGTGGCGGCGATATCGTTAACGTACTAAATGGTTTCTTATGGACAAACTCAAAGAAGCGTACTAGTGATACTGGTAGAGATCAAGCTCCCTATGTTAAGTTAAAGGAAAGACGACTAAAGGTTAATTCATTAGTTGCACAGGCTTTATATTCTGTAGGTGGTGCTGCTGACGGTGCTAAGGATCTTGCACGACTTTTTGGAATAAGTTCATCGACTAATCCGGTGGATGTAGGTAAATTAACAACCGAATTATTTACTAAAGTAGCAGGCGGTATAGGTCAAGCTATTAGTGCGTTTAGCAAGACCCAGACAGCTCAACAGCTTGGATTAGGCAGCACAAGTATAAATTCCGAATCTCTATCTGATAGAATAAGAGGGGAGTTAGAGGCAGTTATAGGTGACGATCCTAACTTTTTAAATCAAAACTATTTACACTGGTATAGGGGGTTATATATAACTGAACCAACCGGGTGGCAGTTTGTCCTACCATACTTTGAGGATTATAATCAAAGTGCTACTAATGGCTGGGGAGCGTCATCTGATACTACTATTGCAGGCGGATTACTGGCTAGTAATATACTCGGATTTACTCAAGGCGTACAAAGCCTAGTGAACGATATTGCAGGATCGGTGATCGGTTTAGGGACCTATGTTGAGAATAGTCAGTACTATCAGTACTCCAAAACTGGAGAGAGTATTACTTTAAAATTTCCTCTCATTAATACCGGTAGTGCAACTTACGAGGACGTCGTACGTAACTGGCAGTTTATATTTCTACTACTCTATAACAATAAGCCGGAAAGAATTAATCGCAATCTTATTGAGCCGCCTCCTCTCTATGAAGTGACTATTCCTGGCGTAAAATATATGCCCTTCAGTTTTATATCGTCATTGGGAGTTGCCTACAAAGGTACCCGGAGAATGATGAAAATTAACGTACCAGCTTCGATAAAAAGCGGCGGTGGGATATCTAATATCACTACTAACTTTCAGACGATCGTACCCGAGGCATACGAAATATCAATAACATTGCAGGGGTTAGTTACAGACAGTAAAAACTTTATGTATTCTCTAGTAAACGATCAACCAGTACAAGTAGACGACATAAGAAATAAAATAAACCAGGCTGTTCTTAATAATATCCTCCCTGGCAATGCACAGGAGATTGTTAATAGAGTAAACAGTATAAACAGTATAGCTTAACTTTATGCCTGGCGAATATCAAAATAATATAGCTGCTTTACCGTCCTTAACGGATTATAGATATGAAAACATATTTAAAATGTATCAGCAGAAAAATGGTGGATACTACTATAACATTTTAAATAAGGTTACCATTCCTGACAATATAGATAAGAACGTATATTATACAATTGTAGTAAATGAAAAGATGCCCTGGACAACAGTTAGCTATACCGCATACGGTACGATAGACTTGTGGTGGCTCATTGTTATACTAAATAAGATTAAAGACCCTACCCAAGTACCTTCAGGTACAATTAAGATACTTAAACCGGAATATATAAGGCTAGTTATTAGTGACATATTAAACACTCTATGATTGATGGACTTCTTAAGAGTAGCGCGCAGTCTGCAGATTTCGGTACCGTACAGTACGGAAGCGATCTATATGATTTCTATGTGACCCTACATAATCCTGAGGGTAAAGCGTTTGTATTTAGATCTGAAGGCATCGAGGCTCTTCAGATCGAAGACTCGATGAATGAATATTACGTATCTGGTTATATTGTAGTTAAGAATGATCACGATCTACTCGAAAGACCAGGTCAAGACGGTAAGAGTTATCTATTTAGAGGAGACTCACGCGATGCCTTGAGAATATCTATAACGCCTAAGATTAACACCAAAAATAGCTCGCAGGCAAACGAAAAAACAAAGGCTATGTTTTCCTTAAATTATGATTTTATTGTCTATAATATTGAGGAAATAGAGACAGATAACCCCTCTCTGAAATTTAAAAAACTATACTTCTGGGACTTATATCACCAGATTCTGTTAGAAAAGAACATTAATTTTTCAACTGCCAAGCTGGGTAAGGACGCGTTTAGTAACAATAAAGAGGTTGGTACTGTATCTACCGGTGTTGCTATTCAGGAGGTATTAAAGCAAACTTTTCCACTTAGTGACGGATTTAAACTCGCTTTCGGTAAATTTGATGCAGGCGGGACCGATATATTCTTTAGTTCGCCTACAGGCTACAAGGCTGGCGATTGCCTAGAATACCTACTATCGAAGCACGTAAGTACAGCTGCAAATAATTTTGATCAGTGCTGGTTAGCTATTGACAGGTACCCGAAAGCATGGTCCCTAATAAGCATGAAGGAGTATTTTGATAATGCATATAATGCTGCTAATAATGCAGGTGGCCCGTTATTTTTAGAGAAGCTACTACTCGGCGGTCTTAAGGGATCTGATCCGAATGTGTTAAATACTATTATATCTCGATCACCAGCAGTATCAGTTTACTTTAGTAATGCAGGTACGGTTAATAATTTTAGCTTTGTACCGCCGCCCGGTAATCTCACTCAGACTCGTATTAATACTCATAATGTTCACTCATACTCGCACGGTAATAAAGACTTCGCAGTAGATACTGAGTCTAATAGCTTCGATAATATTAAGAAGGTATATAGCTCTAATTACGTTAATAAAATGCTTGGGCAGCGAGGTGCACCACAGTCTAACCTCGTAGGCAACGTTTATCGCAATACTAATCAAAATATATCTAACGTATATTCTACATCACAAGATAATAAGAAGCAACGTTTAGGAGTAGGTAGAAATGAGGCTCTATATAATGCGATAATGCTTAATAACTCTATTAGCTTTAAATTGCCGGGTGCTACATATAGACAAGCTGGGAAGTTTATATCGATTGATCGAACTGATAGTACTAGAGATTCTGCTTTTGATGATAAGTTATTAGGCATCTACATGATAGTTAAAGTTAATCATATATTCTCAGCTGGTGACTATCATAATGAAGTGGTTGCAGTAAAGACTTATAATTATAAAGACTTAAACCAGACGGAGCTGGTACTATGAGTATTCCTGTTAAAATCGACGTTGCTAAAAGTATTAAAAAAGTCCTTAGTATTAATACTGCTAAGGATATAGTAAAGGTTATTAAAGTTGATCCTTTAGTTGCAGAGGAGAGTAATACCGGTGTGTATACAGTTATACCGGAATTCACTGAAGCTAATTATACAAGCAGCATAGAATTCTTGAAAGCGTATACCTCGTATCTCGACAATCTTACTGACTTTACTTCGCATATTGATAGGTACATCCAATATAACAGAGCGTTGAATTCAAGTGATTTTGTAAATTCGACTGCAGATATCTTTACCAATATTAACTCTAATGTATACAGTATAGACAATCAGTTTTTAATTCCTTGGATAAAAAAATATAATCAGAGTGTGGATGAGGTAAAGAAGGTAGTCGAGTTGGCATTAGCCTCAAATAATATTTACGAGAAGTTTAGTGATAGTATAGGTCTCTATGCTAATACCGGCTACCTGCTAACGGATTCAGTTATACCGTTTAATGATATTAATTGTGCTCTCTATCAACCCCCTAAAACATACCCAGCCACCCTAGCTAATAAACTAAGCCCTGCATCTATAGCAGTGGCCGATAAGCTAAGTAGGTTAACTACTACAATGTTCCGGCAAAACGTTATTAATATACAGAAAGCATATGCAACTAGCACTGAAGCACATGGCTCGAATTTAATAACAGATATTCAGTCTTACTCACTTGCACGCAATTATATTGAAGGAATAGTTAATAAGCTCGATGATGAATTTCAAGCAGTATTTAAATTAGTAACGTACGTCTCTAACATAAATGACCACACCGGATTTAATTCACGAGATTATGAGGTCAATACGGCAGCAGTTGGTAGATATCAATTTACAATTAAAGTTCAGGGTAACCCGGTTTTAGTAGATCTACTGGGTAAGAAATTAAAAATTGCTCGTAGCTCTTTAACTATAGCTAAGTCGCTAGTATCTGGTAACGCAGTGCCGGTAGTAAGTATTAACCAAAAAAATATTAATACCCAATATACTGCTAAAACAGTTACAAATGTTAGATCCGGTAAGGTAATCCCGATTAATACATCTGCCCTGCTATCTGAGGGCACAATAAAACCAAGCATCCTACCGGAACCAGCAGTAGTACCACCTGAGCAAGCGGCGAAAGGTAAGGCTATGGTTAGTGCGCAAGCAAAGACTTCAGTAACAGCGAAACCAGTAGGTATTAAAGGCTTACTCGGCTTTGTCGGAATGATCAGTAAGGCGGTACCTGAATTCTCGCGTATAAACTTCGCACAGGCAATTCAATCTCCTCTTGGTACCGCTCGTAAAATACGAGACCTAGTATGTAAAGCTATTGATTTTGCGAAGACTTTCGAACTAGGGAAGCTTGCTCAGATACCATGGCCACCAGTATGGCCTCCGTTCTTTAAGAACTTCAAGATTAAAAAATTACTTGCTAAGTTGGCACTCGAAGTTCAGATACGTATAATTAAATTTATTCTATCTCTTATACCTAAAATCCCCGACATCGCAGCAATTATTAAAGCAATTAAGAAAAAGATTCAAAAGCTGGCACAGGAAATTAGAGACTTGTTCACCTGCAACCCGGGGGATAAAAATTAGGATTCCTTTACCGGTGCAGAAGTAATATCGATGCTAGTAACTTGCTTCTCCTGTACTGCTATCGCTATATGCCTCAGCATCTCCTCCCGGGTAAGTTTAATTTTAGAATTTGTTTGATCCTCAATTAGCTGCCGCTTGAGATCTGCATCCATCTCTTTTAGCCTAAACATAGCTGCAGTTTTTTTATCAGTTACAATTAATTTATTAAGAGTTTCGATGGCAGATGAGGTTGCAGTTATTAATCCGGCTAGTGATTCAACACCTTTTGGATCAGGTGCTGATATAATATAATCTTTAACTGTGCGAATCATCTCGAGAGAGTCTTCAACGAGTGCACCAGCTTTTTGAATTACAAACATCTCTATGTCTTCCTTTTTAAGCAGGTCAGGTTCACGCTGTACTGCTTTAATAGCTATACTGTTATTTCTTAACTGATCTATTAAGGATCCGATTTCAGGATCTATATCATCATCCATGTCAATACTTATCTATTTATTCGGTCAAATCAATATAAGTTGATCAATAATGAGTTTAACATATATTTACTATATGGAAAACATAAGCAATTTAAATTATATGCCTAAGGTTAAATTTGTAAAAGTAGCTGAAAACGCTAAGTTACCTACAAAAAATAACGCTACTGATACCGGATTCGACCTATATTCAACAGAGTCGGTATTAATTCCGGCGAAAGGTTCTGCTATAGTACCTGTCGGTATAACAGTCGGTTACATTCCAAAGGGCTACTGGTTTAAAATTGAATCCAGATCAGGTCTAGGTTTTAAACATAGTCTTATGACCCACCCTGGCATTGTAGACAGTGAGTACCGCGGCGACTGTGCAGTTAAATTATATAACTTCTCTAATGTAGACTATACCGTTAATGTTGGTGATCGTTGTGCTCAGATTACTTTTTATCTAAATCTCGATATTGAAGTTGAGTGGGGTACCGCTGAAAAAACTGCTCGCGGTGATAAAGGACTCGGATCTTCAGGCAAATGAACTTCGATAATCTATACGTCGAGAAATATCGACCAAGGGTACTGGCGGATATTATTCTATCGCCTAATAACTTATCTATTATTGAAGAGTTCAATAAAAAGAAAGAGATACCTAATCTACTTTTAATAGGTAGCCCGGGCATCGGTAAGAGTACCCTATCAAAAGTTCTAGTTACTGATGTATTGAATTGTCAATATATGTATATTAATGCATCTGACGAAAATGGTATTGATACTATTAGAAACAAAGTAATTACCTTTTCGAAGACAAAGAGTTTTGACGGTAAGATTAAGGTAATCATCCTTGACGAGGCTGATGCATTATCTGTAGATGCACAGCGAGCTCTACGTAATACCATGGAAGAATATTCAGGTTATACCCGATTCATTCTTACCGGTAACTACAAATACAAGATCATACCTGCACTAATTAGTCGCTGTCAGACTCTTGACTTGACCCCACCGCTCGATGCAGTCGTAAAGAGATGTTTTAAAATTATTAAGAGCGAGGGTATTAAGGTGACTGATCCTAAGCAATTCGTACAGTTTGTTAGAGGAATCTACCCAGATGTTAGACGCTGTATTAACGAGCTGCAAAAGAATTCGATCAACGGTGAACTAGTATTAGATACCTGCACGGTACAGAGTGTAATTCCAGAGTTATACGAATTTGTAGTTAAAAAGAATATAACTGAACTACGGCGTTACTTGATTAATAATGAGATAAAGTTTAATAGCGATTATGTAAACTTGCTGAGAGAGACCTTCAAATATGTAGATAGGGTGGAGGCAAATATAGAGACAAAGAAAGTATATCTGCTTATAATCTCTGAGTACCTCTACCGATCAGCATTTGTAGTTGATCAGGAGATCAATAGCTATGCTTGCTTTATCTGCTTAACACAGAATGCTACTTCTTCGGCAAATACATTGCCGTAGTAGGCTTTGCATCAACAGAAGGTATCTTTATATTTGTATTATGAAGACTTCTATTTTTGTCGGTATTTTTAACCTCTTTAGTATCAATGTGAGACTTATCTGCTCGCTTCATTGAGTCAGGAATCGGCGGTAGGTTGGGATAAGTAGGTACACGTTCGAGTATTTCGCCGGGAACACTCGTAGTGTTGTAATATCTACCCGGCATTATTTCTTGGCCTATATCTACTGTTCGATTAAATGGGTTAATATAGTCGGTGTTATTCGCGCCCATCACCCCAGGATATTTGTTTTTAATGTTTATAATGCGAATATTGAGATCGGAGTCTATAAGAGACTTGATCTGAGCTTTTATCTCCTCTTGGCCTTCGAAAGCTTTATGGTTATAGGAACCTGGTTTAATTTTGACGACATCGCCGACTAAAAATCCGCCATTAGTAAAGCGATCGATGCTATTTTCGTATAACCGTATAAACCTTTTCTTCACAGAATTATTTATCCTCTAGGTTTCAATTTTACACAATAAATACTTAATAATGGCTAATATCACGCTAACATCTCTAAGTCAGGTAAAAAATGTCGATACCGGCAAAGTATTTAAAGATCTACATTTAGACCTACAATTTGGTATACCCAGAGGCATAGCGTATTTTGACGACAACGTAAGTAGTGATGCGCTTGCTGATTTTGATGAGCAAGCTATTAGAAATTCTCTTATAACTCTATTTAACACTACAAAAGGTCAAAAAATATTAAATCCTGAGTACGGCTCCGGTTTACAGAGATTCTTATTTTTACCTGTAAGTAATGATAACGGTGAACTATTAGGTGACGCAGTTATAGATGGTATCAGACGATACGAACCACGAGTTATACCAGATAAGATAACCGTGTATAAAGACGAAGACAACAACCGATACGAAATTGACATCATTTTAAATGTACCGGCACTTAAAAATAACATGATACTATTAGTAGGTAGCTTAAATAATTCAGGCTTTACATTTATATAATGGCTAACGACAATACATTTAAGATAGATAATAATAGTTACGCGGCTTTCGATGCGACTAGCCTAAAAACTCTTATTATTGACCGACTCAACAACTCGGGCGTATTTACAGATCAAAATTTTGAAGGCAGTAATATTAATCAGGTACTAGATATTATATCATATTCGTATCATACGCTACTATTCTACCTCAATCAAACCTCTAGCGAGAGCCTGTATTCGCAAGCAACACTCAATGAGAATATTAATAAAATAGTTAAATTACTTAACTATAATCCGATTGGTGTTCAGTCTGCTACTCTTAATTTTAATGTTACTGCTCCTGATAATCTGGCTGCTAATAGCTATACTATACCTAGATATTCATACTTTGTTACTAACGGTATACAGTATGCCTTTACTAAAGATGCAACCTTTACTAAAACATTGACTGCTGCGGAGAATCTAACTGAGTTTTCAGATAACAATCTATTATATCAAGGTACCCACGTCGAATACCCAGTAGCAGTAGCTACTGGTGAGCCTTACGAACTGCTGACGATAACATCTGTAGATGGTATTAATAACGTACAAATCGACCACTTCAACATTGATGTATATGTAAGAGATAACTCCGTACTCAATCCGGTATATACTCAGTACCGGCCTACTGAATCATTATTCCTAGAGCAATCCGATAGTCTTGTATATCAAATTAGACTCAATGAGAACGGTAGATATGATATTAAGTTCGGTAACGGTACCTTTGGTAAGCAGCTTAATCAAGGTGATGAAATCGCGATTTATTTTTTAAAGACAGACGGTCCGACTGGAGAAATACCGGCTGGCGGAATTGATGATAGACAGCTGGTATTATACAACTCCGAGCAGTTTCAAAATATTCTGACAGATACGCTCGCGCAGAATCTTGTAGTTGTTACATCAGAAGAAGCAGGTTCATTACAATTTATAAATATATCACCATCTACTAAATCCTCAGAAGCAGAGGGGGTAGCTAGTATTAAGGAAAACGCACTAAATACCTATAGAGCACAATATCGGCTATCGACTACTGGAGACGTAGAGACCTATGTAAAGAAGAATTTCGGCAATATTATTAGTAGCTCTCGAGTAGTGAATAATGCAGATTATATCAGCGGCCATTTAAAATATTATTTCGATCTAGGGGTAGAAAGACCGTCGATGGCGAGTAGATTAATGTTTAATCAGGTTAAGTTTAGCTCTAGCTGCAACTTTAATAATACCTACGTCTACGCTGTACCAAAAATTGATCTAGTTACCTCTCTTACTACGCGGGTTAACTATTTAAATGGCGCACAAAAGCAATTTATCATCGATAAACTAAACCCGTATAAGATCAGTACATCTGAAATAGTTCCGGTAGATCCAGTTTACGTAGAGGTAGGCTTCGGTCTCGGTAATGTTGGCGAAGCACTTACACCGAGTATAGCTGATGAGACGACCCTAGAGGTTATAGTTAATGGTGCCCTCAGACGAAATTTTAGTTCGATTCAGGCACAAGTAGCGAAAATCCTTACCGACTTCTTTAAGACTACTAACGATAATTTAGGGGTACTCATTAATTTAACTGACCTATCATCTAAGATAATTAATATTGAAGGGGTGAGCAACTTTAGAACAGTAAGAACTAGTAGTGGCGGTAGGATACAGTTTCCTGGTATTAGCTTGTTAATCTTTAACCCAGTATATCCAGAAACTGATATAGCAGTAGTGCAGCAAAATCTGACTCTGCCCTACTTTAAATTTCCATACTTAAGTAATTCAATCGACTTTATTAATAAGATTGTTCTTGCATCAGAATGAGTGATATTTATGTAGATATACAGACCCTAAACTACCGAGGGGAAGCATCTCTCTCCGGTTACACTCTGCCGGGTTGCAATTTCACCTTTATACCCAATCTTGATGAG